CATTACCCTTGCGAACTCGTCGTCAGTAATATTATCAGGCTTAGCGGCAGATTTAATATCGTGCCAATGCTTAGTCTCCTCTTTTGTCATTTTAATGTATATTTTCATACGTCTTGTACCTTCTTTAACTTTGAATGTGAAAGCATCCCCAGGAATATTGAGGAGCTGGATTTTTTTTGAACGTTCTTTGATGTTCATAATCTATAATAGTCTATGCCGAAGAATCCTAACAAAATCTTAGAACTCGAAAACGAATTCTACAAAAAGCGACCGGTCAACAGTCGCCGAAAAGGAAGTAACTTCGAACGAGCCATTGCCAAAAAACTGAATGGGAGATTCGAAACAGAAGAATTCTGCCGAACACCCGGTAGTGGAGCTTTTGGAACGACTCATAAAAATTTGCCTGACCATTTGAAAATTCACGGAGATTTGATTACTCCAGAACGCTTTCTATATGTTATAGAGTGTAAATCTGGATATGACGTGGATTTGTGGGATATTTTTCGACCGAAGAGTGATTTGTACGAATTTATAAAACAAGCTCAACGGGATGGCAAAATAGCCGACAAAAAGTGGATGGTAATCTACAAGAAAAACAGAAAAAAAGAATTAGTTATTGTTGAAGAAAAATTACCAATAACAACGGGGTTCTGTATTATGGACAAGTATTACGTATACTTACTGTCTGATGTTCTCACTCTTGAGGACTTTTATTTCCTGTATTAACTGATTGAGAACATCCATAACTTGTTTATGGTTTGCAGTTATCACGTCCCCTGTTCGAGGGTTATAGCTAGTGTCTCCCGTCCTATTTTCCGCGCCATACAATTCAACACTTTCTACATCCCAGAATCCAGCGGACCTTCCTGTTTTAAATCTCTGTGCGGCGGAGCCTACTTTTCGTTTTGTTCCAGCCTCATGTACGTTTGTGCCATTAACTCCCCCTATTGAAACTTCGTAGTTGCCATCGTAGATTTTCGCCGCTACGCCAGTGGTTGCCTTTGATGAAGAGCCTACTCGAGTTCTTCCTCCTAATTCTCTGGTCTTTACAGGAGTTTCATCGGATGCCTTGCCTACCATAATTCGATTAACGGTCCAATGCTTCGCAAAGTTTGGGTCACCCTTAGTTTCTTTTGGGTACTTAGAACCTTCCGATTGTTCTATAGCCCACACATTTTCCAATCTTGACATGCATTTCATCTTCTGACGTCTTATCTCGGATGGTTTAATATCCTTCTTCCTAGACAATTTTTCTAGGTTCTCTAACTCTTTCTCAGCGAGTGTAATTCTTTGGTGTGCGTCAGACCCTCGTGGATACATTTTTTCCTTCTCTTCTAAGTCGGATTTCAAATCTTGGGGAGACTGTGGTCCGGAAGGTCTAGATTTGCTTTCTCCAGCCCCAACCGTCAATTCGTCGCCAGTTCTCTCACCATCAAGAGCATGCATATGCTCATCATAAAACTCCTTCCGTTTTTGGTGCATGCCCAAAAAGCCTTCAACATCTTCTTCTGACACACCTGCTGCACGCATATCATTAGCATTACGTTCTGCAATGTTCGCGCTAATCTCACGAGCTTCTGCATCCCCAAATTCAGATTCTATACCTTTATTGCCCATGCTGATTTCTCCGCCCCAACCTGCCTCTACAGTTTTATCACTAATCCCGACACAATTAGTTTCGCGGGCTCTGGATAGACTCTCGTCGGTTAATTCAATCCCATCCCGTTGTGCCATATTCCTCATATATGTTTCCGCACTGCCCGGATTACTATAACAGTATACCGTATCTCTTTTCTCCTCTCGCCATACACCATCATCACCTTTTGTATATCCAGTGTCATCCGCAAACGGTTTCCCTGTTTTTGGGTCTGTAAGGGTAGCTCTAGGCGTGTCTCCATTTATAGCCATAGCTTTTGAATCCGCTCGTTCTTGTTTCATAAGGGTTAATAGTAGTATTTCAGCAGTTTTTCTAGTATCTCCCCCGACTTCTTTAGCTTCCATTATAGGACCAATCAACGCTCGTATAGATGCGATTTCTTCTGTAGCAAACGTATCATAATCATAATCCCCCCCATAGATTCTTTCTAAACCTAAATTCGTTTGGAGAATATATTTTTCTACCTGGTCTAAAATTTTGTCTACGACAGGTATTAGAGAATCTAACATCTTCCCACAATCAGGATTTCTAGACATCTCCTCAAGCTCTATACACTGCTCAGTAACTGCATTAATAACTGAAATTTGTTCGCCCCATTTACCTCTCACTGCGGCATAACCACCACCTCTTTCTACGGCGCCTGTACTGGCAATACCTCTCTTTTTTGGATTACCACACTGCTCAGTTTTTGAGAGCGTGTTAAAAGCATCAAAAATAACATTTGGCTGGGATTTGTGCATTGGCTTGCATATTTGAGGACCATAAGTTTTAGCTCTTCGTTTTGCGTCTCCTGTCTCCCCCTGATAAAACCTCTCTATATGTTCATGAAACAAAGGTTGGGTAGATGCCTCATTCGACCAATTACCGTAACGCAACTCTCTATTCTCTCCCGCTCCTCTCATACAAAATCTAGATAAAGCGCTTTTTTGATTGTCACTCATCGGTTCCATATCAATACATTTGTCCCCTGAATCTATATGTTCGGAAATAGCATCTAGTGCAGTATTTAAATCGTCGTTAAACTCATCAATAGCTTCTTGTTGTACCGGCTCGCCCACACCTCCAAGTTCAAAAGCTCCTGCAAGAGCGTGAAGTTGAGTTCCTTGACCTTGTGTGGTGTCAAAAATAGCTCTGTCTAAAGCCACGAAAGGTAAGGATGTGTCAAAGCCGTGCTCTTCTCCGTATAGCTTCTCCCCAAGTCTTTTACCTAGTCCTGCGTTTTTGGCTTGCACATCGCGAGGCATAATATCCTCTACTTTTACTACTGGAAGTGCCTCTTGAGTGGTTTCGTCATCTTCTCCACCTTCATCTACACCCATAGCCTTGTTCTGTCGAGCTTTTAAATCGTTTTGAACTGCTTTAATATCAGAAGCCCCTCGCATGGTTTCAACTTTACCCGTTACAGGATTGGTCATAAAAGCTGACCTAGTCTGAGGGTCAAACATAACCGTGCCTGGAGGTACTTTAGACGTTGCATCTTGACCTTGTTGAAGCAGTGCCTGAACAAGACTTCCGATTCCGGGACTCTCTTGAACTTCCCGTGGTAATTGGTCGACGCTTTGGATTCCTTGATAAGCCTTATTCCACGCTGTATTAGCCTTTAACGTCTCCTCAGCAAGTAGAGCCTCCTTAAGAGAGTATTTTCTCTTTCGGAGCTTGGAGTACGTGTCTAGGAGGCTATCGAATTGCAGCATTACATAATTAAATAGGGTGCGCCTTATATAAAAGACACACCCTAGCGTTTAATAAAAGATTTTTATTAGTCCAATCCAGAGTATTGAACCGCAAAATCGAATTGAATATCAACTTGAATCGTATGAAACTCATTGGTTGCATAATTAAATTCAGCCAGTTTCCAAGAGCGTGGGTAAGCTCCGTAAAGGCGCACATGCTTTACAGGGAACATAGTATTGTCCAACATGTAAAGCGAGACTTGCCTTTTAAATTCACCTGCACCCTGCATAAAACCAGGAGTGAATACACCACTAATCGGGTCGTACACACTACTTAGCCAGTTAAACAGTTTTTCAGCCACTTGCCCTTTGACGAGGTTGTCAAACGTAATGGTAACGTTTTCGGGGGTAACCTTGCCTGGGTAGTGGAACTTGTCATTAACACGGTCTGCAACAATCGTTTCAGAAGCGATAGTAATTTCAGAGACCTGTTTAGCCGCTAGGGTTAAAACTGAATCATCTCCACCTTCCGGCGTAGAGATTTCAACTTCCCATTGATATGCGCGGTATGATTCTAAAGCATGTGAGAGCATAGGCTCTTCACCGACATTTAGTACCCGGTTAGTTTGAGTTGCGTAATATGCGTTTGCCATTTTCTAATTTATATAGGTTAGCCGAGGTCAGCTGACTGGTTAGTCAGGTTAAGCTCGAATACCAAGACTTCAGCAGTCTTTGTTGGCTTGATAAGCACGCGGCACCATAGTTCATTTCTGTCAATCCGAATCGGGGTGTTAGTAGTTTCATCACAAACAACTCGGAATTCAGTAATGCCTCTTCGGCGACGAATGTCGTCAAGCATTGGGTTGAGTACATTTTGAACTCTTGTCCAAGTAATCGGGTCGTTAGGCTCGAAAGTTAGAACTCTTGTAGAAGCAAGAATCATCTTACGAAGAATAATCATCATACGACGAATGTTAATCCTATCAAGTGCTGTAGGAGTTCTTTGGGCTGTGCGCTGACCCCAAACAACGATTCCATCTCTTTGGAATTTCGAAATTGGGTTTACACATTCTCCTGGTTGATACATAGCGTCTCGGTCACCTTGGTTGAGAACAACTTCGGTGTCAAGAGGCTTGGTGAGCCTACCGCGCTGAAGACCAGCCGGAGCAAACCATGGGTCAGATACAGAGTCTGTGGTACACATAACTCCGATTGCGAAAGCTTCAGGAGATAGCCACTTGTCATCTCGTGACCACACATCGAATACTTTCAACCATGGCCAGTATACTGCAGCGTAAGAGCTGTTAATTGCAGCGGTTCGTCCGTCGCCTTGACCGTTGGTCCAGTTAACAGCCGCTTGAGGACCTTTCAATCCGTAAGGCGGAGCAACTACTGCCAAGAAGTTTTGGCTAGTATCAGCTTGTGAAACCAAGGCATTTTGAATAGACTGCTCAGTAACTCCTGGGA